TGTGTAAAAACGGCGAGTGTTCCAACGCTTTCCGGCTTTCGCCAGTGATGTAGTAAATTTGGTTTCCTGTTTCTGCTTCGGTATTTTTTGTGTTTAAAAAGTACTCTTCGAACGAGATCCGTTTGCCGGCTTCGAGGTGACTACACTCAAAACGTAAGAGTTTGACGAGCTTGTCGCGGTTGGCGTCGTCCTCGTGTACCCCTAGCTTGAGACTCTGATGGAACTGTTCGTAAAAAGCATCGTACGTTTCGGGTTCCATGTTCTGGAACATATCGATACACTTTTTGACGAGATTTTTCTTGATCACGTTCATGACCCGGTTCTGCTGAAGCATCTCGCGTGACACGTTGAGAGGCAGGTCGTTACTGTCCACAACACCCGTCACAAACCCGAGCCATTCGGGCAGAAGCATGTCCTCGGTCTTTTCCGAAATCAGGACGCGGTTGACGTACAATTTCATTTTGGACTTTTTGGTGTCGTTTTTCCCAAACATATCGAACGGCGCGCGTTTGGGAACGTACATGACCGTTTTGTACTCAACCTGTCCCTCCGCACTGAAATGCTTGACGTCCGCGTACGTGTCATTGTCACCCGAAATAGACTTGTAAAACGCTTCGTGTTCCTCTTTGGAGACTTCGTCGGGTTTGCGTAGCCAAATAGGCTTTTGCGTGTTCAAGTGCGTCCATTCAAGCACGGTTTCTTCGTAAACCACCGGTGGTTCTACTGCTGAAGTAGGTTTTTCTTCTTCTGGAGTTTTTTCTTCTTCTTCTTCTGAAGTTTCATTTTCCACCAGTTTCTTTGTCACCGTCTGCAAGTATATAGGGTGTTGGATAAACTCGGAGTGTGCGCGCACGATACTGCGTAGTTTCTCTTCTTCAAAGTATTCGTGACAAGTATCCTTCACAAACAAAACAACTTTTACACCACCACCACCACATTCTTCTTCTTCTGTGATGGTGAACGACCCACTGGCTTGAGATTCCCAACAGTGGTTTCCGGAAAACACTTGGACTTTGTCCGCGACCAAGTACGCGGAGTAAAACCCCACACCAAACTGACCGATGAGATCTTCAGCAGCAGCAGCACCGTCACCAGCAGTGGTACTTCTATTAGCACTAAACTGTTTGGTACCAGAGTTGGCAATCGTACCCAAGTATTGAATCATCTCGTCGCGTGTGAGACCAATACCGTTGTCTTCGACCGTGAGTGTTTTAGCTTCTTTGTTCGCAGACACGCGAATATGGTACTCTTTAGTATCGGCGTTTTTGTTTTCAGTCAACTCTTTGTGACGCGCTTTGTCGATAGCATCGGACGAGTTGCTAATAAGTTCACGTAAGAAAATGTCTTTGTTGGAATAAAACGCATTGACAATGAGGGACATCAGCTGGTTAATCTCGGCTTGGAAAGCGAACGTTTCGGAAGTAGTAGTTGTAGTAGACATTATTCATATTGAAACAACTCTAATCTTTAAATTGTTTTAGTTAAAAAAAATGAATCTTTTTAAAATTGACTTTGTAAATATGGTCTAGCTTGCAAAGGCAGGCGTTGGCGTACTTGGAAATCTCGTCGAATTCGGCCAAGTAGCTCTTGCGGATCTTTTCTGTGTTTTCGTTCTCACGCAAGAGTCGGTGGAACACGTCGGAGCACAGAGTCACCACGAGACCGTACACATGGTTGGTGTGTTGTTGGACGATCCGCTGGTTGTGTCTGCGAAGAAGGGTCTTTTCGAACTTGGCGTCTGTGATTTTGTGCTGAAGCCACTTTAAACGGACATCGAGGTTGGTTCGGAAATCGATGTCGATGTCGATGATTTCCACGGCTCTGTAATGAACGCACTGCTGATGGTTCCAAGTAACCACTCGGATAAAATTGTTTGTGGGGACTGTGCCTTGGTTAAACACGACACCCAAGTGCCGAATGATGTGCTGAGCGTCGGGGAGCCCTTCGCAGTTGTTGCGCCCCGCTTCTTGTTGAAGATTTTGTTGACGTGCCCACTCGTAAAAGTGCGGGTTGTGGATGGTTTGTCCGACAATTTCTTTTCCGGACTTCCAAGAAAAGGGCGTGTTGCAGTTCGTGCACCACATCTGGTCACACCCTTCGATTTTGTGGATCCGCGAAGCGCATTTGGGACACGGTTTGGTCGTTGCGAGGATCAGTTCCGCGGACTGTACGTGTTCCTCGTCACACGTGTGAACGACGTGGTCTTCTTCTTCTCCTTCTTCCGTTTGGAGGCACCTGTGACACACTTTCACGCCACAAACACCGCACTGATGGTTCCGGCGCGTGACAAAGCCTCGACACTCGTTCGCGGGACACGGACACATGACGTGGGACTCTTTTTCAATTTCCCTGGTTTCTCCAAATTCCCCGGTTCCGAATTCCTTGACGTACAAAGGTTCGGGGATGATGTCCTTGAACATGATGGACAGGTACATCCCGTTGCGCCATCGGGAAATGCGGACTCGAATGTCTGACGCGTGGTTTTCGGCGAGGCGTATTTCCTCTTTGATATCGTTTTTGAACTTTCTATCGTTGGGTTTGTTATTCCCGGCGGTGATTCCGTGGGTGGCGAGGCGGACTACCAGATTGTTCGTTTTGTGAATTGCGTTCAAGTACTCCTCCACCTTGACCGTTTCCACTGCGCGACCGTACTCGACGTACATCTGTGTCTCCGGCATGAACGAGACCTCTTCATCACGGAGGCGCTTCTGGGTACTCTGTGACAAACGCTTGACGATGGTGTGCGAGACGTTTTCGCGGACGTGTTGATCTTCCCAAGGTTGTTTGCAGCTCATACACGAAATTTCAAACATACCGGACTGGTTGGTTTGGTGGGTTTCGAAACAGGTCGCGCACACTTGAAAGTCACACTTGAAAGGACAAGGGACGCGCTTACGTGAAGTATTGTTGAAAGGTTCCACACACACCGCGCAGTTTGAATAGTCCATTTGATTCTTTTTGTACATCTGCGCGTTGTTGTTGTTGTGGTTGTTACTATGTAGTATCGAAGTTCTTAAAGTGTAAATTTTTCAAAGAATCACGGCGGTGTGGGGGGGGTGGGGTTCCGAGAGAAAGAAAGAGAATTTACAAATTTCATGTCCCCTTTCAAATAATAAAATAGATGTTTTTAAAATCGACTTTGTACATCTGCTCGATGTTGTAAAGGCAGGTGTTGGCGTACTTGAAAATTTCCTCAATTTCCTTCATGTAGCTTTCGCGGATCTGTTTTGTGTTTTCGTTCACACGCAAGAGTCGGTGGAACACGTCCGAGCACAAGGTCACCACGAGACCGTACACCTTATTGGTGTGTTGCTTGACGACCCGCTGGTTGTGTCTGCGAAGAAGAGTCTGTTCGAACTTGGCGTCCGTGATCTCGTTTTGGAGCCACTGGACGCGGATATCGAGGTTGGTTCGGAACTGGACGTCGAGGTCGCGGGTTATTTCCACGTCTCTCAAATGGACGCACTTTCGGTAGGTGTCGGAAATCACACGGACAAACGTGCGCGTGGGGGCCTGCGTGTGACGAAACACGACGTCCAAGTACAGAATGACGTTCTGGGCGTCGGGGAGCCCTTCGCAGTTGTTGAACCCTAAACCTTCTTCTTCTTCTTCGGCTTGCGGACGGGGATGCTGACGCATCCACTCGTAAAAGTGCGGGTTGTGGACGGTTTGTCCGACAATCTCTTTTCCAGACGTCCAAGAAAAGGGGGTGTTGCAGTTCGTGCACCACATCTGGTCACACCCTTCGATTTTGTGGATCCGCGAAGCGCATTTGGGACACGGTTTGGTCGTTGCGAGAATTAGCTCCGCGGACTTCACGTGTTCCTCGTCACACGTGTGAACGCGGTCTTCTTGGTCTTCTCCTTCTTCCGTTTGAAGGCACCTGTGACACACTTTCACGCCACAAACACCGCACTGGTGGTTCCGGTGTGTGACAAAGCCTCGACACTCGTTCGCTGGACACGGGCACATGACACTGGACTCCCTTTCTTCCCCGAGACCCAAAGCTGCAGGTTGCGTTCCAAACTCCTTGACGTACAAAGGTTCGGGGATGATGTCCTTGAACAGGCGCGACAGGTGCATCCCGTTGCGCCATCGAGAAATCTGAACCCGGATGTCCGACGCGTGGTTTTCGACGAGGCGTAGTTCTTCTTTGATGTCGTTCTTGAACTTTTTATCGTCGATTGATTTGTTCCTGACGACGATAATCCCGTGGGTGGCGAGGCTGAGTTCGACGTCGTGCTTTTTACGAATGGCGTTCAAGTATTCGTCCACTTTGATTGTTTCCACTGCGCGACCGTACTCGACGTACATCTGTGTCTCCGGCATGAAGGCGGTTTCTTCGTCTCGGAGACGTTTCTGGGTGCTCTGTGACAAACGCTTGACGAGGGTGTGTGAGACGTTTGCGCGGACGTGTTGGTCTTCCCACGGTTGTTTGCAGCTCATACAGGAAATTTGGAACATACCGGACTGGTTTGTTTGGTGGGTTTCGAAACAGGTCGCGCACACTTGAAAGTCGCACTTGAAAGGACAAGGGACTTGCTTGCGTGAAGTCTTGTTGAAAGGTTCCACGCACACCGCGCAGTTTGAGTATTCCATTTCCGAGTTTGTTTGTTGTTGGTTGTTTGTTGGGGTACTATGTAGTATCGACATTCTTTAAGTAGTTAAATTTAAGAAGTCAAGAAAGAAGGAGAATTTACAATTTTTTACTGCTAAAAGTAGATGTTTCTAAGATTGACTTTGTAAATCCGCTCGAGCTTGTCAAGGCGGGTGTTGGCGTACTTCGAAATCTCATTGAACTCGGCCAAGTAGCTCGTGCGGATCTGTTCTGTGTTTTCGTTCTCGCGCAAGAGTCGGTGGAACACGTCGGAGCACAGAGTCACCACGAGACCGTACACCTGATTGGTATGTTGATGGACGATCCGCTGGTTGTGTCTGCGAAGAAGGGTCTTTTCGAACTTGGTGTCTGTGATTTCGTTTTGCAGCCACTGGACGCGGACGTCGAGGTTGGTGCGGAACTGCGTAGTGTCAGTGTCGCGGGTTATTTCCACTTCTCCCAAATGAACACACTTTCGGTGGGTGCTGGAAACCATCCGGACGAAATTGTTTGTCGGGGCCGTGGCATCGGGAAACACAACGTCCAAGTGCTGAATGACGTGCTGCATGTCGGGGAGCCCTTCGCAGTCGGCGAGTTGTCGGGGCTGCTGCTGTTGCTGCGCGGTGTTCTGCTGGCGCGTCCACTCGTAAAAGTGCGGGTTGTGGATGGTTCGGCCGACGATTTCCTTTCCGGACTTCCAAGAAAAGGGCGTGTTGCAGTTCGTGCACCACATCTGGTCACACCCTTCGATTTTGTGGATCCGCGAAGCGCATTTGGGACACGGTTTGGTCGTTGCGAGGATCAGCTCCGCGGACTGTACGTGCTCCTCTTCACACATGTGAATGTCGTCGTCATCTTCCGTTTGGAGGCACCTGTGACACACTTTCACGCCACAAACACCGCACTGATGGTTCCGGCGCGTGACAAAGCCTCGACACTCGTTCGCGGGACACGGGCACATGACACTGGACTCCCTTTCT